TGAAACCTTACAATGTCAGGTGCGAATACTACTATCGCAGGTAACTTAACAGTAACAGGTAATGCAACAGCAAATGGTTCTACAATCACACTAGGTGATAGTGCAAGTGATACGGTATCATTTGGTGGTACAATTACAGGTAATCTTGTTTTTGAAGGTAGTACAGACGATAGTTTTGAAACTACACTTACACCAGGTAACCCATCTGCTGATATCACACTAACTTTACCAAGTTCTGGTAGTGATACATTAGTTGGTAAAGCAACAACTGATACTTTAACAAACAAGACATTAACAAGTCCTGCATTGACAACACCTGCAATCACAGGTAACACTACTACAACTGGTAATGTTATCTTTGAGGGTTCTACAGCAGATAGTTTTGAAACTACATTAACAGTAGTTGACCCTACAGCAGATAGAACAGTATCATTACCAAATGCAACTGACACTCTAGTAGGTAAAGATACTACGGACACATTAACAAATAAGACTTTAACAAATCCAGTCATTACAAATATTACTGGTTCATCTATAACTTTAGATAGTGCAGGTGATGTAAACCTAGACGCTGACGGTGCTGATGTAATACTCAAAGACGGTGGTACTGAATACGGTAGATTTACAAACAATAGTGGTGAATTACAAATAAAATCTGGTAGTTCATCTACTACCAATATGACTATGAGTGGTGCAAATACCACAGTGGCAGGTAACTTAACAGTTACTGGTACAACAACATTTAATGGTGGCACTATAACATTGGGAGACGCGGCAACTGATACTCTTGCCTTTAATGGTACTATTTCAACAAACTTAATATTCGAGGGATCAAGTGCGGATAGTTTTGAGACTACACTTGCACCAGGTAACCCATCTGCGGATATTACTTTAACATTACCAACAAGTACAGGTACAATCGCAACAACCACAGATGTATTCTTTGATAATTCAACAACAACTACTCACCCTGCGGCAAGTGGTAACGCTGACTTGGCAGGTGGTGAAAGTCCGTTTGAAAGTATTACTGACGCTTTTGGTGTTATCACAGGAACATCTTACGATATGATGAACCCTAAAGGTTCAAGTGTTACGATAGATTTAGGTAGTGTCGCATAGAAAAATGTTATAAATAGATAGAGATTAGATAATAGGAGAGACAACAAATGCCAACGCAACTACAATTTAGAAGAGGTACTACCTCTCAAAATAACAGTTTTACAGGTGCTGTAGGTGAGATTAGTGTAGATACCACACTAGATACGCTTAGATTACATGACGGATCTACAGCAGGTGGTTTTGCGTTAGTTACTGATAGTGCTACTCAAACTTTAACAAATAAAACTTTAACAACACCAGTTATCGCTGAAATAGATAGTGGTTCTACTATCACATTAGACGCAACAACGGATATTAATTTAGACGCTGGTGGAGCAGATATCGTCTTAAAAGACGACGGAACAGAATTTGGTAGATTTACACAATCTGGTGGTGAGTTAATTATTAAATCATCATCTTCCGCTTCTACCGCGGCAACTTTTTCAGGATCAAATGTAACCTTTGCAGGTACAGTGGCTTCTGGTGCGATTACATCTTCATCAACAATTACTGGTACTCAAGGTATCTTCTCAAATGCGAGTCCATTAATTTTTGAAGGTAACACAGCAGACAGTTTTGAAACTACTATTGCGGTTGCAGATCCAACAGCAGATCGTACCGTAACTATACAAGACGCAACAACAACTCTTGTTGGTAGAGATACTACTGATACATTAACAAACAAGACATTAACAACTCCTGTTATCGCTGAAATAGATAGTACTGGTTCTATAACTTTAGACGCCGCTACTGACATTATTTTAGACGCTGATGGGGCAGACATTACATTAAAAGATGGTGGCACTACATTTGGTGCATTGAATAACAACGGTGGTAATTTAAGAATCCAATCAGGTTCTACACCTACTACTGCAATCACAATGTCTGGTGCAAATGTTACCATTGCAGGTAACTTAACAGTTTCTGGTTCAACTACTACAATTGATTCCTCAACTATTGATGTAACAAACTCATTTACTTTTGAGGGTTCAACAAGTGATAGTTTTGAAACAACTTTAACAGTAGAAGATCCAACAGCAGATAGAACAGTTACAATACCAAACGCAACTACACAGTTAGTTGGTAGAGATACAACTGATACTCTAACAAATAAAACTTTAACAACTCCAGTCATAACTGAAATTGATTCAGGTTCTACTATTACACTTGACGCGGCTACAGACATTGTATTAGACGCTGACGGTGATAATATTACATTGAAGGCTGGGGGTACAACGGCATTAGACTTTGTACTAAATGGTGCAACTGACATAACACTAGACGCACCTGGCGATATTAAAGTTGACGCTGATGGCGGTGATGTACTATTATTAGATGGTGGTTCACAATTCGCTTCATTAACAAACAACTCAAACAACTTAATTATTAAATCTGGTACAACTACTGCGGCAACCTTTGATGGTGCTAATGTAACTTTTGCAGGTACTTTACAATCAGATACAATTACAACAACTGGTTCAATCGTATTTGAAGGTGCTACAGCAAACAGTTTTGAAACAACTCTTGCGGTTGTTGACCCAACAGCAGATAGAACAATTACATTTCAGAATGGATCTGGTACCGTTGCGTTCTTAACAGATGTAACCGGTGGTGGGGCTGCGGCATTCTCAAATGTTGAGTTAACTGGTGGTGTAATATTTGAGGGTTCTAGTGCGGACTCTTTTGAAACAACTTTAAATGTAGTTGATCCAACAGCAGATAGAACAATCAACTTACCTAACGATAGTGGTACAGTTGCATTACAATTAAAATCTTTTGATTTAAATGGTAGTGAATTAATATTAGACGAAGACGCTGATACTTCTATTCATGCAAGTACAGACGATCAGATTGATATTAAGATTGCAAACGCTGACGATTTCACATTTACTGCCAATACTTTCAATGTACTTTCAGGATCATCAATATTAGTTGCAGGTGATATAGACATGAACGGCAGTGAGTTAATATTAGACGCTGACGCTGATACATCAATTACTGCTAGTGCTGATGACCAAATTGACTTTAGAATTGGTGGTAACGATAGAATAACTTTTACTACTGGTTTGATTGACCTTAAAAACGATGGTACTCAATCTGCTATCAGAATGTATTGTGAAAGTTCAAATGCTCACTATGCGGCATTAACTGCTCCGGCACACTCAGATTTTTCTGGTAACATAACAATCACATTACCTGCAGATACTACAACTCTTGTTGGTACTGATAATACGGCAACATTAACAAATAAAACTTTAACAAGTCCTACAATTGCTACACCAGCGATTACTGGTAATACGACTACAACTGGTAGTTTCATATTTGAAGGTTCTACTGCGGATTCATTCGAAACAACATTAGGTGTTGTTGATCCAACAGCAGATAGAACAATCAATCTTGCAAACATAGGTGGTACATTACAACCTTTTGCGGCTGCAAGTACAGATCAAATTACGGCTACACCTGCAGAGATTAATTTAATTGACGGAGGTACAAGTAGAGGTACAACTGCATTAGCAGACGGTGACGGTATCTTAATTAACGATGGCGGCACTATGAGAATGACTAATGTTACAACTGTTAAGACCTACATGCAAGGTGGTATATCATTAGCATATGATGACTTTACTGCTGGGGACGCGGCTGTAAATGTAACCACAACTGCTGGTAATATTACAATAGATGCTCAAGGTAATGATACAGATATTATCTTCAAAGGTACTGACGGTAGTGCGGATACAACTTTCGTAACAATAGATGGTAGTGCGGCAGGGGAAACAACTTTCAATGCAGGCATAAATCTAGGTGGTAACATTGTATTTGAAGGTAGTACAGCAGACAGTTTTGAAACAACTCTTACTGTAATAGACCCAACAGCAGACAGAACAGTTAGTATACCAAACGAAACTTTCAAAGTATCATCTGGTGCCAACAAAGCAACACTAGATGGTGATGGATCTACCACAACTGTTACAATTGTTGCAGGTTATAATGTAAACCAATTCTTGGTAACAATCAACGGGGTTGTACAAGAACCTACTGAGGACTTTACAATCTCTGGTACTACATTAACCCTAGATGCGGCACCTGCTTCAGGCGATAGAGTAGTTGTAAGATATTAAGTTATTTTCCTTATAAATAGTCTCATAAGGACTATAATATGGCACAAAATAACCCAATAACGACTAGAGAGACCCTTAAACAATATTGCCTTCGAGCATTAGGTAAACCTGTAATCGAAATAAATGTAGAAGATGATCAGGTAGAGGACCGTATTGACGAGGCGTTACAATACTTTGCTCAATATCACTATGATGGTGTTGAGAGAATGTATTTAAAATATCAAGTTACAGCAGACGATATAACTAGGGCAAAAACTAATGAGACATTATCCACAGTAACGGATACGGCAGATAGTACAGTTACTGCCAGTTTCGTAGAAGGCAAAAACTATATACCAATGCCATCTAGTGTTGTTTCAGTTACAAGAATATTTGATTTCACAGACAAGGCAAATCTAAATTTATTTGATGTAAGATATCAATTAAGACTAAACGACTTATACGATTTTTCATCTACATCAATCATTCACTACGATATGACATTAAGGCATTTAGATATGTTAGACCATATACTTGTAGGTGAAAGACCAATCAGATTTAATCAACATAAGAACAGACTATACATTGATATGGACTGGTCAAATGATATTGACGCTGGTGATTTTATTATTATCGAATGTTATAGAAAACTAGATCCATCAACATTTACAGATATATTTGATGATATCTTTTTAAAGAAATACCTAATACAATTAATCAAAAAACAATGGGGTACTAATTTAAGTAAGTTTCAAGGTGTCGCTATGTTAGGTGGTGTTCAAATGAATGGTGAACAAATCTATTCACAAGCGCAAGAAGAAATAAACAAATTAGAAGAGCAGATACAATTAAGTTACGAGTTACCACCCAATTACATGATGGGTTAAAATGCGAAGTACATATTTTTCACAAGGTACTCGTTCAGAAAAAAATCTATACGAAGATTTAATAATCGAACAATTAAAGATTTATGGGCATGATGTTCATTACATGCCTAGAGAAAATCTATTTGAAGATGGTATACTAGGTAATACCACAGATAAGTTTACTGACGAATACATGATTGAAATGTATGTCGAAGAAGTAAATGGTTTTGCTGGTCAAGGCGACTTGATTGGTAAGTTTGGATTGGACATGAAAGACGAAATAACTTATGTCGTTGCAAGACGAACATTTGAATTATTAGTTGACCAACCATCAAACACACTTACATTTAATAGACCAAGAGAAGGTGATGTTATATACATGCCTTTATTCAAAAAGTTTTGGCAAATTGATTTTGTTGAGGACGAGGATCCTATGTATCAAATATCAGACTTGCCAATATTCAAATTAAAATGTTCTACATGGGATTACGCTTCAGAAAGTGTTGAAACTGGATTAGCAGAAATAGATAACAAACTTGACCAAGTTACTATGGATGTCCTAGAAAATCAAATAACTTTAGAGAGTGGTACAACAAGTGCAGGTTCATTACTAACTGAAAATATTTCAGGTGATGTAGAAGCAGTATTGACAGAAGCAGGTGAGTTCCTAATAGACGAAACAGATGGTGATAATATCTTATACGAAGATGATCCAGATTATAACGAATATATAATACTAGAAGACGCATTAACAGATAACTTGGCGACAGAAAGTACAGACGCTGATAACAAAGCCTTTGACGCTGCCGCAGGATTAGATGACTTTGATCCTAATAATGATATATTCGACTTTTCTGAAAATAACCCATTTGGAGACCCAAGGAGTAAATAATGTTTAAGGATGCCCAATACCATGAGTTGATAAGAAAGACGGTCGTTGCGTTTGGTACGCTGTTTAACGATATGTATGTTTATCGTAAAAACTCAACTGGTAAAGTAATACAAAAAATGAAAGTGCCATTAGCATATGGCCCAAAACAAAAATTTCTAGTAAGACTAGAACAAGATAGTGCTAGAACCTCAGATGATGGTAAGACAACGGCGTTGACTTTACCTCGTATAGGTTTTGAAATGACTACACTTACATATGACGCACCAAGAAAATTAAATAGAATACAAAAGTTTAGAAAAGTAAAAGGGGCAGATAGTAAGTCATTACAACATAGTTATATGCCTGTGCCATACAATGTAGGTTTTAGTTTATTTGCAATGGCAAAAAATAGTGAAGACGCATTACAAATTGTTGAACAAATATTACCAATGTTTCAACCAGACTATACAATTAGTTTGAATGTATTACCAACAATGGAAATAGTGCGTGATGTACCAATCGTTTTAAATGATGTATCATATGAAGATACTTACGATGGTAACTTTACTGAAAGACGAGTTATTATGTACACTCTAAACTTTACAGCAAAGATGTATCTATACGGACCTGTAACAAGTTCTAAAATTATTAAGAGAGTACAAGTGGATCAATATACAGATACAAATGTCAATGTGGCAAAAAGAGAACAAAGAATTGTTGTTACACCTAATCCAACAACAGCAGACGCTGACGATAATTTTGGATTCAATGAAACACACTCTTTCTTCCAAGACGCTGACGAATACGATCCTGCTTCTGGTACAGATAAAGAATCCTAATGAAAAAAGTTGAGGATAAACTCAACGAGATTTTAGACATTACGGATAAAACAATCGTTGAGACTGAAAGTAAGCCAGTTATACCTAGGCCGAATGAACAAGAAGATATTACTAGCGACTACAAATACAGTAGAGAAAATTTGTATAATCTAGTTGAAAGAGGGCAAGACGCAATAGATGGTATTCTCACTCTTGCAAAAGAAACTGAACACCCACGAACATACGAAGTGGCAGGGCAACTCATTAAGAATGTTGGTGAAGTAACAGAAAAACTTTTAGAGTTACAAGAGAAGATGAAAAAGTTAGGTGAAGAAACAAAGAAAGTACCTAACAAGGTTGAGAATAATTTATTTGTAGGGTCAACAGCAGAATTACAAAAGTTGATAAAGAAGAATGGAAAATAAAACTTATCTTGGTAATCCTAATCTTAAGGCTGCAAACCAAAAGACTAGGTATACTAAAAAACAAGTAGAAGAATTTATTAAGTGCCAAGATAACCCTATCTATTTTATTACACACTATTTAAAGATTGTAACACTTGATCATGGTTTACAACCATTTAGAATGTATAACTTCCAAAAAGAAATGGTCGATACATTTCATAATAATCGTTTTACAATCTGTAAGTTACCAAGACAGACTGGTAAGTCAACTACGATTATTGCCTATCTATTACACTACGCTATCTTTAATGCGAATGTAAATATTGCCATACTTGCAAACAAGGCTGCAGTGGCAAGAGACTTGTTAGGTCGTTTACAACTTGCATATGAAAACTTACCAAAATTTTTACAACAAGGTGTTATCAATTGGAACAAAGGTAGTTTAGAATTAGAAAATGGTAGTAAGATACTTGCGGCTGCAACATCATCAAGTGCCGTGCGTGGTGGTTCTTACAATGTAATATTTTTAGATGAGTTTGCCTATGTACCAAACAATATTGCTGAACAATTTTTTAGTTCAGTTTATCCTACAATCTCATCTGGTAAAAGTTCTAAAGTTATGATCGTATCTACACCACATGGTATGAACATGTTTTATAAATTATGGAATGATGCTCAACATGAAAGAAATAGTTACAAACCAATTGAAGTGCATTGGTCAGAGGTACCAGGTAGAGACGAAAAATGGAAACAAGAAACAATAAAGAATACAAGTGAACAACAATTTAGAACGGAGTTTGAATGTGAGTTCTTAGGTAGTGTTGATACACTTATCAATAGTGCAAAGTTAAGAACACTATCACACATTACACCTATACAACAAAACGCAGGACTAGACATATACGAAATGCCACAACAAGGGCACCGTTATGTGATTACAGTTGATGTTGCAAGAGGTACCGTAAATGATTATTCTGCTTTTGTCATAACAGACGCAACACGCATACCATACAAGATTGTAGGTAAATATCGTAACAATGAAATAAGACCTATGTTATTTCCACAAATCATTCATAAGATTGCAAAGAGTTATAATATGGCAGAGGTGTTAGTAGAGGTAAATGATATTGGTGGTCAAGTTGCAGATACTTTACAATTTGATTTAGAATATGACAATATGATTATGGTCAATCAACGAGGTCGTTCTGGTCAGATTGCAGGTACAGGTTTTAGTGGCAAACAATCTCAACTAGGATTAAGAACAACAAAGGCAACAAAGAAAATTGGTTGTTCTAACTTAAAGACCATGATAGAAACAGATAAGTTTATCATACAAGACTTTGATATTATTGCAGAATTGTCAACATATATATTAAAAGGCAAAGAAAAGTACGAGGCTGAAGAAGGTAGTACAGACGATTTGGTTATGTGTTTGGTGATGTTTGCATGGTTATCAAATCAAACATATTTCAAAGAATTAACTGACCAAGATATAAGACAACGATTGGTTGATGAACAATCACATCTTATGGAACAAGATATGGCACCGTTTGGTTTTGTTGATGATGGTCTTAATGAACCAGAAAGTTTCAAAGACCCATACGGCACAACATGGACACCTGTTGTCCAGAAAAAAGGTTGGTAAATTTAGTAATTTATAAATAGTTACGAGTTTAAATTTAAACACAATAAGGAGAAACAAGATGGCTTTTTTAGTATCACCGGGCGTTAATGTTACGGAAAAGGATCTAACTAATGTAATTCCAGCAGTCTCTACCAGTATTGGTGCGATTGGGGTTATTAGTGAGAAAGGGCCGATGGATGAGGTAGTAACTATCTCTAGTGAAGACGAATATGTGGAAGTTTTTGGGAAACCAACTGCCGCAAACTTCGAATACTTTTTTAGCGCAACCAACTTTTTACAGTACGGTAACACCCTTAAAGTGGTAAGAGCAGTAACAGGTAATAAGAATGCTACCTCTGATGGTACAGGCTTACAAATCAAAAATACTACTCATTACTTAAACAACTATTCTGACGGTTCAGCATCTAATGGTTCTTTTGGAGCAAGAGAAGCAGGAACTGAAGGTAACAATTTAAAAGTATCTATGTGTACCAACTCAAACGCATATGCAAGTGCGGGTGGAGGTTCTAACCTTGTAAATGACGCAAGTGCGGCTATTGGCGATACAGCAATCACAATTGATGATGCTGGTGGAGACAAGATCCAAGTGGGCGACATTATTGAATTTGGAGATACAAGTGGTAATTTCACTGCTGTACCTTCTGGATTCTATTACAAGGTAACGGCATTACCAGGTAGTAATGTGTTAACAATTGCTAGATTTAATCAGGCAACTGGCGCAACTGAAACTGGTGGTCTTAGACACGCTGTAGATGACAACGCATACTTTAGAAGATTTTGGGAATACCATTTCAACTTTAGTGCGGCACCAACAACCACTGATGATGTATCAAATGCAGGCGGTAGTAATGATGAATTACATATCGTTGTAGTTGATGAAGATGGTGGTATAACTGGTACTGCTGGTACAATATTAGAAACACATGAGGGACTTTCACAAGCCTCAGACGCAAAAGGTGCTACAGGTAGTTCAATCTATTATGTAGATTACCTATATGCAAATAGTAAATACATCTATTGGTTAGACCACGAAAGTACACTTGCTAACGCAGGTAGTTCAAAAGTAGGTCAAACTTTTGATAATACTGGAACTCAAAGTATTACTATCTTTAGTTCAAGTCTATCAGGAGGTACAACTGATAATGAACCAACTCTTGGTGAAATGGCATTAGCATACGATAAGTTTGGTGATCCAGAAACACAAGAGATTAATTTACTTATAGGCGGACCATCTCAAGGTGGTGGTGCTACAGCGGCAGACGCAACTGGAGACACACACGCAACAAAAGTAATTGATATTGCAGAAGCAAGAAAAGATTGTGTGGCATTTATTTCACCTGCAAGAGCAGATGTTGTAAACGCGGCAAATGAAATCGTTGCAACTGAAAATGTTAAAAACTTTGCTGATGGTTTATCAAGTTCATCATACGCTGTCATTGATAGTGGTTACAAATATATGTACGATAAGTACAATGATGTATTCAGATTTGTACCATTAAACGGTGATATTGCGGGATTATGTGCTAGAACAGATAATGTTGCTGACCCATTCTTCTCACCTGCTGGATTTAACAGAGGTCAGATTAGAGGTGCAGTAAAATTAGCATTTGATCCAAACCAATCACAAAGAGATGTACTCTACAAAGCAAGAGTAAATCCAGTTGTTACATTCCCTGGACAAGGCACAGTCTTGTTTGGTGATAAAACAGCACAAGCAAAACCTAGTGCCTTTGATAGAATTAATGTAAGAAGATTATTCTTAACATTAGAGAAAGCAATATCTACGGCTGCTAAATTCCAACTCTTTGAGTTCAATGATGAATTTACAAGAGCACAATTTAGAAACCTAGTAGAACCTTTCCTTAGAGATATCCAAGGTAGACGAGGTATTACAGATTTTTCAGTAGTCTGTGATGAAACAAACAACACGGGTGATATTATTGACAGAAACGAATTTGTGGCAGATATCTTTATCAAACCAAATCGTTCAATCAATTTCATCAAACTAAACTTTGTAGCGACTAGAACAGGCGTTGCGTTTAGTGAAGTGGCAGGAGCATAGGAGATAAATTATGGCTAATGTATCAGATTTTGTCTCAAAACTAAAAGGCGGTGGAGCAAGACAAAACCAATTTAAAGTAACTATGCCTTTTCCTGGATTTGCGGCAGTTGGTGGTGAAACAGAAAGTATGGCTTTCTTATGTTCATCAACTATACTACCTACAAGTGAATTAGGAGAAATTGCTGTAAACTTCCGTGGTAGACCTATCTACATGGCAGGTGATAGAACATTCCAAACTTGGAGTACAACTATCATTAATGATACTGACTTTGGTATCAGAAATGCGATTGAAAGATGGTCGAATGGTATTAACAATCATTCAGATAACGAAGGGTTAAACAACCCAGTTGATTATCAGGTTGACGCTTTTGTTGACCACCTAGATAGAAATGGTAATACAATTAAAAGTTATACTTTTAGAGGTATGTTCCCAACTATCATAGGTCAGGTTGACTTAAACTATGATCAGGTAACAGCATTAGAAACATTTGAATGTACTTGGAGATACCAATACTGGGAATCAAACACTACAACTTAATTGTTGTTATAAAAAGTGGGGTCTTAGGACCCCACTAAATATTGAAAAGGAGAAATGTAGTGGCAGAAATATTTGGTTTCGAAATAAAAAGAAAGGCTCAACAAAGCACCTCTCAATCGTTTACGGCACCAACCGCAGAGGACGGTGTACAAACTATTATGGGTGGTGGGCACTTTGGTACTTACCTCGACCAAGAAGGTAAAATTAATAACGAAGCAGACTTAATAAGAAGATATAGAGAAGTTTCCATACACCCAGAATGTGATATGGCAGTTGAAGATATCATCAATGAGGCAATTGTTGTTGATGATAAACAAGAAGTAGTAAGATTAAATGTAAATAATATACCATTCTCAGCGGCAGTAAAGAAAAGAATTGGCGAAGAGTTTGAAAATGTAATTAGATTATTGGAGTTTGAACAAAAAGGGCATGATATTTTTAGACGATGGTATGTTGATGGTCGTATTGTATATCATAAATTAATCGACCCTAAAAATCCAAAAAATGGTATAACAGAATTAAGATACATCGACCCAAGAAAGATTAAGAAAGTAAGAGCACCTAAATCAAAACCAGGTGAAGAGTTTGCACCAAAAGATCCAAACAAACCACCTAGTGTTGAATTTGATGAATTTTATATTTACAATGAAAAAGGTGTACAACCAGGTGCAAGTGCAACAACTGGATTAAAGATTGCAAAAGATAGTATTGCTCATTGTGTAAGTGGTCTAGTAGATCAACAAAGAAATATGGTCTTGTCTTATTTACATAAGGCAATCAAACCAGTCAATCAGTTAAGAATGATTGAGGATTCTGTGGTCATATACAGAATATCTAGGGCACCAGAAAGAAGAATTTTTTACATTGATGTAGGTAATCTACCAAAAGTAAAGGCAGAACAATACCTCAAAGATGTAATGAACAGATATAGAAACAAACTTGTATATGACGCCTCTACAGGAGAGATTAGAGACGATAGACAGTATATGAGTATGTTAGAAGATTTTTGGTTACCAAGACGAGAAGGTGGTAGAGGGACAGAGATTACAACTTTACCTGGGGGTTCAAATCTTGGCGAAATAGATGATATCAAATATTTTCAAAAGAAACTATATCAAAGTCTCAATGTACCTTACAGCAGATTAGATAGTGAGGCTGCAGGTGGACTACAACTTGGTAGATCAACTGAGGTAAATAGAGACGAAATTAAATTTACAAAGTTTATCAGTAGATTAAGAAATAGATTTAACACACTATTCCATGATCTATTGAAAACTCAACTTATTCTCAAAGGTGTGGTTACTATCGAGGATTGGGAAAACTCTTTATCACAAACTATCAAGTATGAATATGTTAACGATGGATATTTTGCAGAAATAAAAGAAAGTGAAATGTTTAAAGATCGTATGGAAATATTCAGATCCATGAAAGACAATGGTATGATAGGTACTGTTTATTCACAGGACTATGTTAATAAACATGTTCTAAAGATGAATGACAATCAAGTAGAAAAACAAAGAGAAATAATCAAACAAGAAATCGAGCAGGGCGTGATTAAAGACCCTAACCAAAAAGATGATGACGGAGGATTTTAATGAGTATAGAAGATACTAAAAATATGATTAATGCTTTAGACAAAGGTGATACCGTAGAGGCAGAAAAGGCTTTCAAGGCTTCACTATCAGATAAAGTAGGTGTTGAATTAGATACAAAGAGAAAAGACCTAGCAGGTACTTTACTCAACAAAGAATTAGAAGCGGACAAGTTAGATGTTGACCCTGAGCCAACTGAAATTGACGATTAAAGAAAAGGGTGAACATAAGCGTTCACCAGCATACAGACGACTTGCCCCTAAAGTAAAGAAGGCGGTAGATGATTTGTTTGGTATGATGAGTAAACAACCGCAAAAAGTTTTGACCACATTTCCAAAGGTTGTAAGAGATGTGAGTAAAAAATATAGAGTACAACCAAAAGATATTGAGACTTATTTCGAAAAAGAAACAGGTCTAACCATATAAAGGAGAGTAAAAATGGCAATAGTAAACGCAAGAAATCTTGTTGATAGTGAAACACGAACAGTAAGAATGTTCGAAATCAACAATGACACAAACTCAGCGGTAGTGTGTGTTGACGCAAGTTCCTTAAGAGGTCATTCGTCTAACCCAACACTACACATAAGAAGTATTAAATGGAATACAACAGCGGCAACAAGTAATGTAAAGTTTTTATTTGACGCAGGCACAGACGATCACGCAATCACAGTACATGGTTCTGGTGAGTTTGGTTTTCATGGTAAGCAACCACTGATTACAAACCCAGAAAGTACAGGTGTTACTGGTGATATTCTTATAACAAACGGTAGTGCCGTAACTGGTACTTTCATTATTGAAGTAACTAAAGCAAAAGGTTACAATCAATCAGGACAAACTAGATAATGGCTGATACTGTAACAAGTCAAACTATAGCAGATGTTGCTGGTAGTAAAACGGTAATGAAGTTTACCAATAAATCTGACGGTACAGGTGAGAGTTTAGTAGAGAAAATGACAAGTGCGTCTTTGAACCACTTGTCTACCTCTACAAAGATTGCAAGGGTTGTGTATTCAATCAACACTACTGACCCAAAAGGTGCGGTAGAAATATTGTTTGAAGGCACAACTAACGCAACGGCACTCTTTCTTGGTGGTTCTGGCACGATAGATTTACAAACACCAGCAATACAGATCGCTAATAATGCAACATCACCAACTGGTGATATACTGTTCTCTACTCACAATTTTGTGAATGGTGATAGTTATTCCGTCATTTTAGAGGTCAGATAACATAAATAGAACAAAAGGGGAAAATACGCACATGAAACTAATTAGAGAAGAAATAAATGAGGCACAATACATTGTCGAAGAAGATAATGGTAAGAAGTCTCATAAAATCAAAGGTATTTTCATGCAGGCAAACATTAAGAACAGAAATGGTCGTGTTTACCCACAGGAAGTATTAGAGAAAGAGGTTAATCGTTACAATAAAGAATTTGTCGATAAAAAGAGAGCGTTTGGCGAACTAGGGCACCCAGACGGACCCACTGTAAATTTAGAGAGAGTATCACACATAATCACTAAATTAGAGGGTGATGGCAAAGGTAACTACATTGGCGAAGCAAAAATTACAGACACGCCTTATGGTAAGATTGTAAAAAGTCTTATAGACGAAGGCGCACAATTAGGAGTTTCATCAAGGGGCATGGGTTCTTTGGAGAATAGAGGCGGTACAAACTATGTAAAATCTGACTTTTACTTAGCAACTGCTGCCGACATTGTTGCAGATCCATCTGCTCCACAGGCATTCGTTAACGGTGTCATGGAGGGCAAAGAGTGGATTTGGGATGGTGGTATAATCAAGGAACAAGATGTTTCTGAAATACAAGAACAAATTGAGCGTGAGGCTAGACAGCGTAAAGCAAATTTAGAGGCGCATGCCTTTGATAGTTTTATGCAAAAACTTACAAAAAGATAAATAGTTATACGCAAATTTTATTTCGAAATAATAAGGAGAGAATATAAAAAATGGCTGAAGAAATCAAAAACGAAAATATCGTTTCTGAGGCTCCTGAGGGAGTTGTTGAGGCTATGCATGACGCACCTAAAAAAGGTAGCGGTAAAGCAGAACCAATGCAAAAAGGTGCTGACTATGAAGACTTAGGTCCGGCAGTAACTTCTCCATCTGATAAAGTTGGACAAGACAAGTCTAAGGACAAAGTTAAAAAAGACGCATCTGCTCCTACGAAAGGTGCTACACCGGCAGAACCAATGCAAAAACTAGCGGCTGACAAACACATGAAGGCTGAAGCGGCGCATGATGACGGTGAGAAAAAAGATAAAGAAGACGATAAAGACGAAGATGAAATCATGGAAATGCCAAAGACTAAATCAGGTATGATTCAGGCTATGTACGACATGATGAACAAAAAGAAAAAATCTGAAATTGCTGCTTCTTACGGTAAAATGATGGCTGCTATGAACGGCGATGATGAGAAAAAAGAAGACATGCATGATAAAGATGAAGACGAAAAAGATAAAGAGAAGAAGGAATCAGTTGAAGCAAGAGTAAAATCTATTGATGTTTCAGATGATGTTAACGCTCTTGTATCTGGTGATAGTTCTTTGTCCGAAGAGTTTAAATCTAAAGCGGCAACAATTTTTGAAGCGGCTGTTAAATCAAAAGTAAAATCTGAAATCGAAAGATTAGAAGGTGAATACTCAAAAGAATTAGCAGAAGCAAAAGATCAAGTAAAAGATGACCTAACTACTAAGGTTGACAATTACTTAAACTATGTTGTTGAGCAGTGGATGGCTGATAATGAATTAGCAATCGAAAAAGGTATCAAAGGCGAAATCGCTGAAGACTTTATTGGTGGCTTAAAACAATTATTCGAAGATCATTACATTGATGTTCCAGAAGAAAAGTATGATGTCCTAGAGGCAAAAGAAAAAGAACTGGAAGAACTAAAAAGTAAAGTTAATGAAATGACTGAAAAGGCTGTCGAAGATAAAAAGACAATTGACGGTTATACAAAAGACGAAATCTTTGAAGAACAAGTTGAAGGTTTAGCGGATACTGAAAAAGAAAAGATGAAATCTTTAGTAGAAGATGTAAGTTTCGAAAGTGCTGATGAGTATAAGAAAAAACTTTCTACAATTAAAGAAAGTTATTTTGGTACTAAAAAAGAAGCACCAGCAGAAACTAAAAATGTCGATACTGTTAACGAAGATTCCAACGATGGTAACACAGTAGCGCCAGAGGATCTATCAGATTCCATGAAGCGTTATGCGGCTGCTATTAGTAGGGGAAAAAGTAGAGATATCTACGGAAGAAATATATAAAATAAGGAGAGATAAACAAAATGTTTAATTCACAAAACTTACAAGAAAAGTGGTCTCCTGTCCTAGAGCATGCGGATCTACCAAAAATTGATTCCCCATACAAAAGGGCGGTAACTGCTGTTATCTTGGAAAACCAAGAAAAAGCGGCTAAAGAAGACAAAGCGTTTCTAGGTGAGATTGCCAATGTAACTGGCGACAGTGCAGTAGCAAACTGGGATCCAATCCTAATCTCATTAGTTAGAAGAGCAATGCCTAACTTAATCGCATACGACATCTGTGGCGTTCAACCAATGACTGGTCCAACAGGACTAATCTTTGCTATGAAGTCCAGATTTACTTCAAACTCAGGCACAGAAGCATTATTCAACGAGCCAGATTCAGATTTCTCTGGTACTGGTACAATGTCTGCTTCACTAAATCCAGGGTTAATGAACGATACTACAACAAGTGTAACAACTGGTACTGGTATTGCGACAGCAACTGCTGAAGCAAGTTCATCACTCGCTGAGATGGCTTTCAGTATTGAGAAGTCTACTGTTACTGCTAAAACTAGACAGTTAAAAGCAGAATACACAATGGAACTTGCTCAAGACCTTAAAGCAATCCACGGTTTAGACGCTGAAACTGAATTGGCTAACATACTATCTGCTGAAATCCTTGGAGAGATCAACAGGGAAGTAGTTAGAACAATTTATGAAAAAGCGAAAAAAGGTGCTAACACAAATACAACTTCATCAGGTACTTTTGATTTAGATACGGACTCTAACGGTCGTTGGTCAGTAGAAAAATTCAAAGGTTTAATGTTCCAAGTTGAGAGAGACGCTAATGTAATTGCACAAGAAACAAGAAGAGGAAAAGGTAACATTCTTATCTGTTCTTCTGATGTTGCTTCTGCTCTACAAATGGCTGGTATATTAGATTATGCTCCTGCTCTTAACAACTCACTAAATGTTGACGATACTGGTAATACTTTTGCTGGTACTCTAAACGGAAGATACAAAGTATACATTGACCCATATGCGTCAAACAATACTGCGGCTCAATACTTCACAGTGGGTTACAAAGGAACTAGCCCGTATGATGCTGGTATGTTCTATTGCCCATATGTTCCAC